CTAAACGTCAAAACAAAAAAACCAAAACGTATATTACGGAGGTTAAGACATATGCCACCAACAGAGCAAAATGGGATGCAGCAGAACAGTTCTGTAAAGACAGACTCTGGGAGTTCAGACTCGTCACAGAACGAGAACTCAAGGTTTGATGCACTTGTTGCAGACATGAAAGGTAAAAAGATAAGTCTGTCAAAACTTAGAGAAGAAGTATTCAATATATTACTAGACGATGCAGTAGAAACTCCACAAACAGATAGATACTATACATTTGAATATGATCCTAAATTTAGAGATCAATTAAGAACATGGGATCAGTATCCTCTTGTATATACTATGGAGTATAAGAAGAATAATTTACTTGGTGCGAACGTGCATCATATCAAAGGCACAAACTCTAGATTAAAGGCACTAAATAATAAAAGATTTCCTAAATCTAGTTACCGTTATTATATACCGAAGAATGCAGATCGTATCTTCTTTGAAGTAAAAGAGAGTGAAGTGCAACTATTAAGCACCCTACCCCTAGAAAAATTTCATTTTAATAGATAATGACACAAAAAACTGTATTTGAATATCCTACTGGTTTGTCTGGTATACCATTTGCTTCCTTTCTACAGATAGAGAAGTATAGTTATGATCAGGCACAGAAAAAAGTTCAAACCTCACAAAACGATGCTCTTGGATCACTTGCTAACAGTAGAATAGCAGACATAGTGGATAGTGGTGTAGATACTCTTGCAAATGTGTATGGTTCTGGAGAAGATAAATCAGATAAAAGACAGAGAAAGATTGAAAATGATACAACCTTTTATAGTAAAGGTTTCTTGGGTATGGGGAGAACAAAGTATGATATAGCAGATGCTGATGATAGTACAATTGTCAGGGTTAATGGTGTAGATATGACCATAGGGCAGATAAAGGCAGAGAAAAAGAGACAGATGGACTTGGCACAAAAAGGTCTAAAATCCTCAAAATGCCATCTCCCTCTACCAAATGAATTTCAGTATAAGTATGGTGCAGATTGGAACAATGAATTTAAACTAGGAACACTAGCACTTGCAGCAGATGACGCACTTAGGTTTGGAGGAATAGTAGGTGGTGCGGGTGTAGCGGGTGGTCTTACTCAAGTTGGAATAAACAAAATTACTGGTGATTCTGATAATAAAGATAAATCAAAAAACAAAAAGATAGCAAACATTGAAAAAACTATCAATAGTACTTTAGGAGCATCAAAGACTGCTGCAAATCCATTTAAAATTAATAGTGAATTAAGTCCCAAAAACATAGCAGGATTAGCAGGATTAGCACCTAACGAAAACTCTATACAGTTTTTCCAAAGGATGCAAGGTAGAGACTTTAGTTTTAGATTTGAATTAGCAGCAAGAAATAAACAAGAGAGTGATAGAATAATAGAAATAATAGAGTGGTTCAAACGTGGTATGCACCCTGATTCTAAAAATGGTAAAGGTAGTGCAGTCATGCTTACATTTCCAGATGTATTTTTCTTAACTCCAAAATTTGTAAGATGTAATGATTCTGGTGAGATTGAAGGAAAACCAATACAACATCCTATGATGCCTAGAACAAAACTATGTGCGTTAACAGGATTGACAATAAACACTACACCATTTGGTCAATTGCAAACAGTGTTTGATGGAACTATCCCTGTCGTTACAATGGAATTACAATTCAAAGAGACAACAAAACTTACACGTGTCGATATGGAAGGTTCAACATATAAGAGAAATGAAGGTGCAGGATCTATTTTGAACAAAGGTAAATTTGTTGGAGATGCATCTAAAGATTTTACAGGAGAGGTTTCATACTAATGTTAAGAGGACTACCAGAATTATTATACAATTTCTCATCAAAACCACTTGATCCTGACTTTCTTTTTGTCAAGAACATTTGGCGACGTGCAGAAATACTAACTGAATACAAATCACAAGTTACGATATTTAATGAAATAACTGTCCGAGACGGTGAAAGACCAGAAGATATTGCAACAGCATTTTATAACAACCCATTTTATAATTGGACTGTACTAGTAGCAAATGACATCGTAGATGTTTATAGTCAGTGGCCACGTTCAATAACACAGTTGCAAGATTTTATCAACCAAAAATATGACAATCCACAAGAAACTAAACATCATGTAACTACAGAAGTAAAGGATGCTAAAAACAATATTATAGTTGAAGCGGGTAAAGTTGTTGCGTCTAACTATCAAATATCATACTACAATGGATCTACTACCGTTACTGCAACTCCAGTTGTATCTGTAAGTAATGAACAGTTTGAGTTTGAAGAGAATGCAAAGAAAGCAAGAATACAAATAATAAAACCACAAATAATTGAAGATTTTGTAGAAAATTATTATGCAATACTAGTTAAGGGTAGAGTAGATAGAGTAGGTGCGTCAGCGTCAGATATAAACATGTAATAAAAAAGCACCCCGAAGGGTGCTGATCCATCTCGAACAAAATTATTTAGTCATCTTGTGCGAGTTGTGCAAAGTATGATAACGTATCATCTCCACTTTCAACAGATGAAGGTGTTCCTACTCCAACAGGACTTGGTGTTGGTGCTGCTTCAACCTCTTCGTATGCTGTTTCAGCATCGACTGGTTTGTTATAGTTACCCTTCAATGTAGACTCAAGACGTTGCTTAAGTTCATCGTAAGATTTAAACTGATCATCAGCAGTAAATGCTGCTAGACTGTGCTCTTCTTTCCAGATTGCTTCCAACTCTTTGTCGTTGAACCCACCTAATGTAGATGTCTCAGCAAACTCAGACTTGTCGTAGTTCCAGAATCCTGCGACTCGTGTGATCTTCAACTTGAAGTCAGCACCTTTCCAGAAATCAAATGGATTTACTGGTGTCTCATCTTCAAATGCGGGTTGCATTGATTCCATGATCTTGTCAAATATTTTCTTACCATATCTGTATAAGAAAACTCTGCCCTCATTCTCAGGGTTCGCACTATCTTTAACAACGTAGATGTTGCTGTAATAGTTTAACTTACGCTTTTGCTTACGTGCTTGATCTCTTTGAGGAGATCCCTCTGCTCCTGCGTTCCATAGTTCTCTGTTGAGATCAGAAACAGGATCTTTCTTACCTAAAGTTGTCAAGGAGTTTTCAATATACCAACCGCCAGGTCCTTGGAAGGCATGACTCCAAACTTGTGCCCATGGTAGGTCTTCACCATCGGGTGCAGGGAGAAATCTGATTACAGCGTAACCATTTCCTGCTTTGTCCACCTCTGGTTTCCAGAGACGCTCATCAGGACCTGCTTTGGTCTCTGACTTATTGAGATTTTCTGCTTTTGAAAGTAAGTCTTGAAAGTTAGACTTCTTAAGTGAAGCAAATGACATAATTGTATTCCTCGTATTTTTGTATTGTGAATATTACTGCAATGCAGCATTACTATTTATTATAGCAGAAAAGAAAGTCTTTGACAAGCTGTTCTGCTCTATCCTCTCCGAAGATACCTTTGAGGTATCCACCGACAGGATCCAATCTTGTCATGTACGTATCAAAATCAGCATAAACTGAGGTATCTTCACCATAAGGTTCTACTGCATCCACCATTCTAAAATATGCTTGCATATATTGTGCGAACTCTCCGACATATTGATCTACCTCATCCATCTTACACTTACGCACGAAAATATTCTCTGAGAAGTGATTACCTTTCTCAAAGAATCTATAGTCCTCTGTTGCTACTGGTAGGTCTGGATGTTTGAACAGATAGTTCTCTGTGGGATGTTGGAAGTCAAATACTATAATAACCTTTTTGTCGCTAAATCCCATAAGATCCATGCCAAAACAGGGAAGATTACAACCTGTTTTAGGATAGAGGATGTTGTTGTATATGCAAGAGTTTTCATTGTATATCTCCACTTCTCGTGCCTTCAAAAAATATTTATGACGATATATCTTTGCTGTAAGAGTTGTGTTACGTTTTCCTACCCACGTCATATCGAGAGGATCTTCTTCAAGTAAGAAAGTATTGTTTAGAACTTTCTTGTAATTTTGCCACAGGTTATTCATAGACACTCAAATCCATTTCAACTAATATCTCACCCTCATGTTTTTCACGTTTAGGTTGACCTATCTTATCTAGTATCTCAGCAGGAATCTTTTTCTTGGTAATGTCATAGGGTATCGGTGCATTTGCCACACACACTCTAATACATTCC